ATTTCCTGTTGGAGTGAATGGTAATATTACTACTCCAGCTAGTGGAATTTCAGTAGTTGACTATTTAATAGTTGGAGGTGGAGGTGGCGGCGGTGCAAATCACGGCGGCGGTGGTGGCGCAGGTGGTCTTAGAACTGGTTCAAGTTATCCAGTCGCAAATAGTACAAATTATGCTGTAACTGTTGGTGGTGGAGCTCCTGCTATAGCTCCAGCTGCATCTCCTGCTAGTGCAGGAAATTCAGGATCTGCTTCTGCTTTCAATGCTCCTGCAATTGCTACAGCTGCTGGTGGAGGTGGAGGTGGGTCGAGACCTGATGCTGGTGGAAATACAGTTGGTACTTCTGGTGGGTCTGGTGGTGGTGGCGGTGGTGGTAATACAGCACAACCCGGCGCATCTGGAACTCCCGGTATTGGAAATAATGGTGGAACTTCTTCTTCACAGGGTGTAGCTGGAAACGGCGGCGGCGGCGGCGGAGCTGGTGGTACTGGCGGTAACGCTTCTGGTGATAATGGCACTGGAACTTCTGGTGCTGGTGGTGTAGGTTCTGCATCACCTTTAAGTGGCTCACCAGTAACTTATGCAGCTGGCGGTGCTGGTGGCCGTTGGAGTCCTGGTACATTAGGAACTCAAAATGCTCCAGGCGGTAGAGGTGGTGATGGTAGTTCACCAGCAACACCATATGGTGCAACAGCAGGTGATGCTTTTACAGGTGGCGGCGGAGGCGGTGGTTATTCAGTTGGTGCTGGCGCCTCAGGTGGTATGGGTGGTGGCTCAGGTGTTGTAATTGTCCGTTATCTTGGTGCTCAAGCAGCTGGTGGTGGAAATTATTCTTCGTCTGGTGGATATTCTATACATAGATTTACAGGTGATGGAACTTTTGCTACTAATACAGCTATAGCGCAAGTAATTACATACAACATCAACTAAAACAAAAATATATTCTAAAGAAACCCCACTAATGTGGGGTTTTTTATTGATAACATAATAACCAATTGGACTAAATATACCGTAAATTTAAGGAGATAACGTGGCAGCATTCACAGAATTGTTAATTGAACAAGGTGCAACATTTTCGACCACAGTTAATGTAGAAGATACCGCTGGTGCTGCTATAAACTTATACGGTTATTCAGCATCTTCTCAAATGCGTAAATCATTTTACGCTACATCAAATACAAAAATTACTTCAATCGTTACAGGCAATGCTAACGGTGAAATTACTCTTTCCATGACGGCAGCTAATACTGCTAACTTGACACCTGGCCGGCAAGTTTTTGATTTGCTTATCACCTCACCATCTTCTGTGAAGACAAGAGTTGTTGAAGGAATTATTGTGATATCGCCAGGAGTTACGCAATAATGGCAGTCAATGCTAAAATAAATTCAAGTGGTACTATTGGCCAAGTAAAGTTAACTCAGCAAACTCGGTCAACGATTGCTGCACAGAATTTTGTACCAAAACCAAACGTATCATTAACTGAGTTGAATGATATTAATGTTTCTGGTGTTCAGAATGGTCAAGTTCTTCAATTTGATTCTGCAACAGGTAAGTTTGTAGCCAATACAGTTACCGCCACAGTAGTTTCAGTTCAAGGTGGTAGTTTCTAATTGCCCTAAAACATAAATAGATTATAAAACGGATAGAAGCCTTATAACTTAAAAGGACATTATTAAATGGCAAATACAGTAATTCAACTAAAGTGGTCTGACGTAACATCAGCACCAACTAGCTTAAATGTCGGTGAGGCGGCATATTCAAATACCTCACATAAGTTATACATCGGTGATACTGCTGGTAATGTATTAACTATTGGTGGTAAGTATTTTACAGACCAACAAGGTCTAATATTTACAAAAACCAACGTAGCATTTGATACTGCCAATAGTGCGGCTTCATATGCTAACGCAGCCTTTACTGCTGCCAACACTGGTGGTGCAGCTGCATCATATTCTAATAGTGCATTTGCTGCTGCTAACTCAGCAGGTGTATATGCAAACTCTGGCTTCACAGCTGCTAACACGGCAGATGTTAAAGCCACATCTGCTGGTGTTTATGGTAACTCCGCATTTACGGCTGCCAATACTGCGGATGTTAAAGCCACATCTGCTGGTGTATATGGCAACTCTGCATTTGCAGCTGCTAACACTGCTGATGCTAAAGCCGTTTCTGCTGGTGCATATGGTAACTCTGCATTTACAACTGCAAATAGTTCTGGTGTTTATGCCAACTCATCATTCGTTGCCGCAAATTCTGCCGGCGTTTATGCTAATTCTGCATATGTTCGTGCTAATAATAGCATCAATGCAAACACAGGCGGTACGATTACCGCTGACTTGGTCATTACTGGTAACTTAACAGTTCAAGGTAATACCACTTATGTTAATACACAAACCATCACCACACAAGACTCGTTAATCCGTCTTGCTAATAACAATACTGCTGGTGACACAGTTGATATTGGTATTTACGGTGCATATAATCCTGGTGGTGGTGTAAAATATACTGGTCTTGTTAGACAAGCTGGTGCAAATTATTTCTTATTTCAAAATTTATCTACTGACCCAACTGCAAACGTATTAGCTCCAGGATCATTAACTGCTGCTAACACAGGCACATTGACTGCCAATTTAACTTCATATGCTGTTTCAATTAATGGTGTTGATGTTGAAACAAATCAAACAAGAATCTTCACACAAGCAAATTCAGCATTTACAACTGCCAATTCAGCAGGTGTTTATGGTAACTCTGCATTTGCCGCTGCCAATACCGCAGATACTAAAGCCACTTCAGCCGGCGTATACGGTAATTCTGCATTTACTGCTGCTAATACTGCTGATACTAAAGCAACTTCGGCTGGTGTTTACGGCAACTCTGCTTTTGCAGCTGCCAATACAGCTGACGCTAAAGGCACATCGGCTGGTTCGTATGCTAACTCTGCCTTCACTACTGCAAATAGTTCTGGTGTATATGCTAACTCGGCTTTCTCATCTGCTAATACTGCTGATACTAAAGCAACATCGGCTGGTGCATATGCTAATGCGGCCTTCTCAACTGCTAACACCGATGTTACAGGTATCAGTATTACTGCTGCTGACCACGGTTCAGCATCTTATGTTGCTGCTTTCCGTGTTGAAGCAAATGGTCGTATCAGTTCTGCAAACTCAACCGCCATTGCAATCGCTGCTTCTGCAATTACTTCCGGTACACTAGGTGTTCCAAGAGGTGGTACAGGTGCCGGTACATTTACAAACAATGGTGTTCTGTTAGGTCAAGGCACTTCAGCATTCACAACTGCATCATCGTCAACTGAAGGTCATGTGTTAACTATCAATGCTTCTGGTGTTCCAACATTCTCGCATTTACAGGGTGGAACATTCTAAATATTATGAAAAGGAATTATTATGAGTGTAGAATTTTCAAATGCGTATCAAGAGGTTTTGCTTGAGAACTTAGATGTAATACTCAAACAGAACTTTATGATGCAAGCAAGATTAAAATTGTTTGAAAAAGAAACAAATCTTCGTGCAGAAATGCAGGCAAAAATTGACGAACTTACAGCAAAACACCAAGAAGCTTTGGAACAAATTGGTCGAACACAACATTATAGAACGCAAGCGGAAAGTAATGATGCAATAGTTCAAGAAAAAACTAGAATTCAATCTGCTTTAAATGATACCATGCGAGAGCTTGGTGCAACAAAAAATTCATTAGATTCAATTACACAACAATTGAATTTAAAAAATAAAGAAGTAGAAGAAATGAAATCTAGTATTTCTGAATTAGAAAAATTAATTCCTCCTGCACCCAAAGTTGTTAAAAAACCTACTGTAAAGAATGAAGAAAAGCCTGTTGAAATTTCTGCTACTGAAACCAAAAAAGAAGAGGTTGAGGTTGGCGGTACATTTTAATGGCAAATACAGTAATTCAACTTAAACACTCCACCCTAACTGGCAACGTACCATCATCGTTAGCTAATGGTGAAATTTCTATCAACAATCGTGATGGAAAGTTTTTCTATTCCACGCCAGCAGGTGTAGTTACCACACATTATCCTTATTTGGGACCAGCAGGTCTCAATAAAGAGATTCAATTTAATGATTCGGGAACTCTTGGTAGCAGTTCAGGTTTAACTTTTGATAAAGCAACCGGATTACTATCTTCCACTTTATTAAAATCAACACAATCTTCTGGTGATGAAGGTGGACAAATTGATTTAGCTTTAGCTGCAACAAACCAATCACTAAGTGGTGCAGTTGCTATTGATATATTTCAAAATAAATTAAGAATTTTTGAAACTACTGGCACCAATCGTGGTGTCTATATTGATATAGCGAATGGTGCGTCTGCTGGAGTAGGAACAAACTTATTAGCACCAAATTCATCTACTGATGGTTGGGCAAGAGGTCAAGCTAACGCATCTTTTGCAACTGCTAATAGTGCAGCTAGTTATGCCAATTCAGCTTTTGCACAAGCAAACTCAGCGTCAGGTGCTGCAGCTGCATCATCATACGCAAATTCCGCATTTGCAAAAGCCAACACAGCTCAATCAACCGCATCTAGTGCCGCTAGTGCGGCCGCAGCTGCTCAATCTACTGCTGATGCAGCTTACAACACTAATGATTTTGCTTCAATATATACGCCAAATAATTCTGTTACTGTTACGGCATCTGCTAGAAATGATACGTTCACAATCGTTGGTGAATCTGGTGTTGCAGTTTGGGGTAATTCTGGGACTAAAACAATCGCAATAGCTGGTACTCCAGGTGCTCAAGGATTGACTGTTGATTATGGGTTTGTTGCGGATCCTTTATATTATGCCATTGATTACGGAACACTATAAATAACTATTATGTCAACACAAGTTCAATTTAGACGGGGCAATACATCACAGACTAGCACATTCACTGGTGCTACGGCTGAGATTACTGTTGATACCGATAAGAAAACGATAGTTGTCCATGACGGAACAACTGTTGGTGGTTTTGTTTTAGCTAGAGAAAGTGCAAGTAATACCGCTGGTTCATATGCTAACTCTGCATATTCAACTGCCAATTCCGCACAGTCATATGCTAATGCAGCTTTTGCAACCGCAAATACTTCAGCAGCTGCTGGTTCTTATGGTAACTCCGCATTTGGTGTTGCCAACTCAGCCGCCAGTTATGCCAATTCAGGATTCATAACCGCTAATAGTGCCGGTGTATATGCTAACTCCGCATTTGCAGCCGCTAATGCAGCTACTGCGACTGATGCTACACAAAATACAAATATCACTTCAGCCGCAACATATGCTAATGGTGCTTTTGTAACTGCTAACAATGCGGTAACATCAACAAATGGTAATATAGCTTGGGCTACTGCTAATTCAGCTGCAACTTATGCTAATTCTTCCTTCTTAGCAGCTAATACTCCAAGTTATACTGCTAACTCAGCTGCAATTTATGCTAACGGTGCATTTACAACTGCTAATAATGCTTTAACTGCTTCAAATGGTTCCATTGCATGGTCTACTGCTAACTCAGCCGCTAGTTATGCTAATGCAGCTTTCGCTGTTGCTAATTCAGACACTTCAGCCGCAAATACTGGTGCTGCCTATGCCAATTCGGCATTTGCTGTATCAAATAGTGCCGCTAGTTATGCAAATAGTGGATTTGCCGTTGCTAACTCATCATCAAGTTATGCCAATTCAGGATTCATAACTGCTAATAGTGCTGGTGTATATGCTAATAGTGCGTTTGTTGCGGCTAATGCAGCTAATGCAACTGACGCAACACAAAATACTAATATTACAAATGCTGGTACATATGCTAATGCCGGTTTTGCAGTAGCCAATTCAGCATCATCATATGCTAATGCGGCCTTTTTGCAGGCAAACACACCAAGTTATACCGCAAATTCAGCATCTAGTTATGCTAACTCAGCATTTAATGTTGCAAATAATGCCTTTACTTCAAGTAATGGTGCAATTGTTTGGTCTACTGCTAACTCTGCAGCAAGTTATGCCAATTCAGGATTCATAACTGCTAATTCAGCTGGTGTATATGCTAATGCAGCTTTTGCTTCAGCAAATTTAATTAATGGTGTTGACTTAACACAAAATACCAATATTTCTTCTGCTGCTTCATATGCTAACTCTGCTTTCTTACAAGCAAATACTCCTAGTAATGTATCAAATTCAGCCGCAAGTTATGCTAACTCTGCGTTCACTAGAGCTAATAATAGTATCAACGCAAATACTGGTGGCACAATTTCTGGTGATTTAAGTATTACTGGTAATTTAACTGTAACTGGACTAACAACTTATACAAATACAACAACAGTTTTAATTGCAGATAATATTATTACAGTTAATGCTGCAATTAATCAAGCTGCTCAACCAACTGTTAATGCCGGTATTGAAGTTGACCGTGGCGCACAACCAAATTCATCTATATTATGGATTGAAACCTCTGGTAAATGGTCTGCAAATAATGGTAACGGCACAATATTTATTGCGGCTGATTCAGCAGAGTTATATGCAAATGCTGCTTTTGCTTCTGCAAATTTAATTAATGGTGTTGATTTAACACAAAACACTAATATAACAAATGCTGGCACATATGCTAACTCAGCATTCCTTGCCGCTAATACACCAAGTTATACTGCTAACTCATCTGCAAGTTACGCCAATTCTGGTTTTGCTGTAGCAAATAGTGGCAGTTCATATGCTAACTCCGCATTTCTAGTTGCTAATAATAGTGTTGGTATTGATGTTACACAAAATACCAATATTACAAATGCTGGCACTTATGCTAATTCTGGATTTGCTGTTGCCAATTCTGCTGCCATTTATGCTAATTCTGCTTTCTTATCAGCAAATACTCCTAGTAATGTAGCAAACTCTGCGGCTTTGTATGCTAACTCCGCTTTCGCAGCAGCAAACAATTCATCGTCTGCCGGTTCTTACGGTAACTCTGCATTTGCTGTTGCTAATTCATCAGCATTTTATGCAAATAGTGGATTTGCGGTTGCTAATTCAGCAGCTAGTTATGCGAATAATGCCTTTGCAAAAGCTAATACAGATTTTACAAATATTTCAATAACGGATGGCACATATGGTAATTCAACATATTATCCTGTTATTACTGTTTCTGCAAATGGTAGAGTTAATGTTGTAACAACTCAAGTAGTAACTGACCCAAGTGCTATCGCATTTGCCATTGCTTTAGGATAAAATATGTCAAAACCAGCAACAAGAGCACAATTTAAAACTTACTGTTTAAGAGAACTTGGTTTTCCCGTTATTGAAATTAACGTGGATGATGACCAAGTTGATGACCGTATTGACGAAGCATTATCATTTTGGAATGACTATCACTTTGATGGCCAACAAAAAATGTATATGAAACATATGATTACGGCAGAAGATATTAATCGCCGTTGGATTTATTGTCCTGAAGCAGTATCATTTGTAACAGGCATTTTTCCATTCGACCAATCAAACGCATCAATCAATATGTTTGACTTGCGTTATCAATTACGTTTGAATGACCTATATGATTTCACATCTGTATCGTATGTATCATATGAAATTACCATGCAACATATTCGTACATTGAATTTATTGTTCTCTGGTACACCGCAATTTAGATTTAATCGTCATCAAAATAAAGTATTTCTTGATATTGACTGGACAAGAGATGTTCTTGTTGGCCAATATGTTGTTGTTGAGTGTTATCGTAAACTTGTGCCGGATACTGTCACCTTAACAGGCACTATGACATATACTACCTCTTCAAACACAATTACTGGTTATGGTACAACATTCGACCAAGAAGTTATGGAAAATGATTTCATTACTTTAAATGGTGTTGATGCAATTCAAATAGCTACAATCAACTCACCAACATTAATTACAGTTCGTGGTCCTTTTGCAAATAGTGCAGCAAACACAACAGCAACTATTGCTGGTAACTCTGATGTTTGGAATGACAGATATCTAAAAAAATATGGTACTGCATTAATTAAAAGACAATGGGGTGCTAATCTCAAAAAATTTGCTGGCATACAAATGCCAGGTGGTGTAACATTAAATGGTCAGCAAATCTTTGATGAAGCTATTGCTGAGATTAAAGAATTAGAAGAAGAAATGTATGTTGTTAATGCGTTGCCAACTGAGATTATGATGGGTTGAAAATGAATGGCAACGAACTTATACTTTAATAATTTTCCAACAAGTCAAATTACCAGCGAGCAATTGCTGGTGGAAGACCTCGTCATCGAGGCTATGGGTATTTACGGCATGGATGTTTATTATATGCCAAGGTCATCTGGTGATGAAGTAGATTTGCTTTATGGAGAAGATACACTAAAGCAATACACTTCAGCATACCCACTTGAAATGTATTTTGAAGATGTTACTGGTATGGAAGGCGAAGGTGATTTCATGTCTAAATTTGGACTTGAAATTCGTGATGAAGTTACACTTCTTGTATCTCGCCGTAGATTTTCTTTTACTGTAAATCAACGCCGACCAAATGAAGGTGATTTGGTTTATATTCCAATGTTGCAAAATTTCTTTGAGATTACTTTTGTAGAACATGAAAATAATCAAGCAATGTATTATACCTTAGGTCGTGGCCGTGGTGGTAACGTCTATGTTTATGCATTGAAAATGAAACAATGGGTGTTTTCTAATGAACTCGTTCTTACTGGTAATGCCGAAATTGATGGCCAAATTAAAGATGCATATCCAAGAACAAAATTGGCTTTGTCGGCCGGTGGCTCAGGAATATTTGTACCTGATGAAATAGTTTATCAAGGTGCCAATGTAGCAACTGCAACAGCAACAGCAACTGTTCATAACTATGTTACTGGTTCTCAATTATTCATATATCGTACCACAGGAACATTTGCATCTTCTACTTCAGTCAAAGGCAATACAAGTGGTGCAATTTGGAATGTTAGTACCACTTCTGATACTGCCACAATGGACAATTCATTTGAAGATATTGTTGATAACAATCGTATTGAAACTGAAGCTGATAATGTTATTGACTTCACAGAACACAACCCATTTGGTGAAGTATAATGTTAGGTAACGCACACTTTTATAATCGCACCATTCGCAAAATTGTTGTTGCGTTTGGTTCTATGTTTAATGATATTCTTTTAACTCGTTATTCAAAAGATGGTTCTACTGCACACGAAATAACAAAAGTACCATTAAACTATGGTGCAAAAGAAAAATATTTGGTTCGTATTAATTCCGACCCAACATTAACTAAATCAATTGCCACAACTGTACCTCGTATGAGTTTTAACTTAGATGGTATGTCATACGATTCAAGTAGAAAACAACAAACAACTTTACCAAATTTTGGTTTTAGTTCTGGTACATTTAAAACTCAGTACGCACCTATACCATATAATTTTGATTTTAGTTTATCAATCTATGTTCGTAATACAGAAGATGGTACACAAATATTAGAACAAATTTTACCGTTCTTTACACCAGACTTTACAGTTACAATGGACTTTATCGCTGATATGGACCAAGTCTATGATATGCCTGTTCTTTTGAATTCAGTAACACCTGAAGTGGATTATGAAGGTGATTTAATGAACACACGATTGATTATTTGGAATCTTTCGTTTACTGCAAAAGCATACATTTGGCCACCAGTTAAAACACCATCAACTGGTAAAATGATTACGCAAGCTAATGTTAACATATATACAGATTCAACTAACCTCGATTCACAAAAAGTTTATGTTAATTTTGCAACTGGATTTGGTGTTTATACAACTGGTGAAGATATAACTGTTGAAGCTCGTGGAGTTACAGGTAAAGTTTTATATTTCAGTAACACTTCAACTGGTGTTCTTGTTTTAACTGATTTGAATAAATTGGTTAAAGCAAATGATAAAATAACTGGTGTTTATTCAAATTCAACATTTACAGTTTCTACTATTGATACATCACCAACAAAAGCTGTTGCGATTGTTGTAAGACCTAAACCACCAACTGCCAACGGAAATGGTCCGTATGGTTTTGAAGAAACATTTACCGATTGGCCACAAACTTTATTATGAGCAAGACAGATAAAAAATTATCAGAGATATTTGATGTAGACCCAATATCAACCAATATTGAAGTCATAACTCATACTGAAATTGTACCAATTCAATCTGAAAATATAGTTGAAACAGATACCGAATATGCTCGTAAAAATATTAGAAATTTAATTGATAAAGGCAATGTTGCTGTTGACAATTTATTAAATGTTTCTAAAGAATCAGAACATCCAAGAGCATATGAAGTTGTTGCTGGTCTTATGAAAACAATGGCAGATTTAAATAAAGATTTACTTGAACTTCAAAAACGAAAACAAGATTTGCAACCTCAATCTGACAATTCACCCAATCGTGGTAATATCACAGTAGAGAAAGCGGTATTTGTTGGTTCAACCGCAGAATTACTTAAACAAATTAGAGAGAATAAATAACATTATGGAACAATTAATACAACAACTTAAAGTAATTTTGGGTACAAACTTTGCTTTGTATTTGAAGTCGCACAATTATCATTGGAATATTGAGGGTCCTAATTTCCCACAATATCACGATTTCTTAAATAATTTTTATACTGAAGTATTTGCACAAACGGATTTAATTGCAGAACATATTCGTTATTTGGATGTTTATACTCCTGGTTCTATGGAAAGATTTTTAGAACTATCAGATATTCAAGAAGCGGTAGATATTATTCCTACTGCAATGGCCATGATGCAACATTTAAAAGATGAT